CCGAAGTCCCCGAAATCAACAAAGTAAACGGACTTGATCCCGCCAACCACATCTTTACAAGGTACTGCTCTTCCTATTGTTAAATCACAAGCCATTTTTTATTTAAGTTTAAAAAAAAAGGGCAGGTAGTAAAACCCACCTACCCTCTTTTATGTTAATAATTAATTTTTACGAGTACAATACGCAGTCAGAACCAATTCCGTACTGAACACCTGCTGTATATCTCATAATAACTCTCACGTTCTGTGATCCGTCAAGGTCACCCATATCCAACAACTTCACTTCGTTATGGTCTGATAATAAACCTGTGCCGAAGTAGAGGTTGGACGCTTGAGCGGCAACCATTGTGTTAGCGGCTAAACCACCAACTAGAGCAACTCTGATTCCGTCAAAGAATAATGGCTCGTTTCCGTACCATTGAGTTCCTTTGTTGTCTGTACCATTAGCACCAAGACCAGAAGCTCCGAATCCTCCTAAAGCACGAACATAAGCACGAGCAACATTTGAAGGAACGTAGATTGTTAAGTCTTCCTTACCATAAACAGCACTTGGGATAGCGTCTGCAACTTTTCCTAGTTCTGCGATTACGTTAGCCGCGTCAACAGTTGTTCCTGTAACGTCGTTAACGTCTCCGTCTGCTGTCATCAAAGCTGTAAAGCCATCAAACTCTCCTGCTGTTGCGTTAGCACCTGACCAGATAGTCTGCTCAGTCTTTTGTGCAACCTTAGCGGCAACGTGACCGATAATAAAGTCAGAGAAATTTGCAGGTAGATTATCATAAGCTGAATAACCCATTTGTACAGCCTCCCAATCAGATCGGAAGTCTTTCTTACAAAGTTGTAAATTAACTTGGAACTCTTCAGGCTGAAGGATTCTCTCAGTCAATGTTACTGTTGACGTTGCTGAAAAGTCACAAGTTGCGTCAGCAACGATGTCGTTAGTACCGACCTTTTTAACAACTTCTTTATATTTGATATTAGGCTTGATTTCGACAAGACCTTTATCTAAAGTGTCCGCTGAAAGCAACGCACTAGAGATGTATTTCCCTGCGAACTCTCCCGCATAGGTAGTAGTGATAGATGTAGTAGTAGCCATTTGCTATTTTTATTTATTAAAATTAGAGAAAACCCTGTCCAAAGAAGATCTACGACGATTGTTCGCCATTTTCACTTCTTCTTTCTGAGTTGTTTGGGGATTGTGTTTGATTGGCTTTGCGGCCGATTGAGAGGAAAGCTCTTTCTTTAAGTCTGAATTTTCATTCTCAACTTCGCTCATCTTCTCTTTGTATGAACCCATTTCTTCACGAATTGCTGAAAGCTCTGCCTTGATCTCATCAATCAAAGGAGAAACAACTTCAATAACTTGCTCTTTTATTGGGCTTTCTTCTGCAAGCTCAACCTCTTCGTCTGCAACTTCTTCGGAAGATTCTTTAACCTCCTCCTCGAAGTGAGTTTCTTTTGTTTGAGTCTCGACAACTTTTTTAGGTTCAGCTTTAACCTCAGATTCAGAAGCCTCGACTTCTTCAACTTCAGCTTCCACCTCTTCTTGCTCCATTGGCTTAATCTCTCCAATGATGCCTTCTTCGCTTACGACTAAGATTCTGTCGTCTCCGATAGGGTACTCACCAACAGGAAGCGCAATACGCTCTTCTTCATTGACAATAAATACCTCGTTTCCCGCTTCAAAAGCGTCTGCCTCTAAGACAGTTCCATTCTCAAGCGACATTTGCTCAAGTTTGACTTCAACGGCCTCTGATTTTACAGATGACAATTCAGTCATTATTCGTTTTAATACGTCAGTTGCTTTCATAACTATTTAAATAATTGATTAGAATAAAGAAATTACATTTTTAATTGTTTCCCGTTGTTGGCCCAATGCCTTGCGCCCACAAACTACCATCGCAACACTTGCGAGAATAGGTTTGTTTGTCTTTACACAAACAGCCTCTTTTTGAACCTTTGGGAGAAGTTCTTGAGGGTATCTTCACATCACCTTTCATAGTAAGTCTAATTTTTTTAGTTTGCTTTCTGACCATCGCTTTGCCGCTAATCCTCCCCAGAGTAAAAACGATATAGTGCCACAGGCTTCCTTATCGCTTGGGTTGTAGTATTCTTCGGCTCTTGATAAGTACGAATACATTCTTTTGATTGTCTCTACGCTTATAGGTTTACCTTGAGCTAACTGTTGCGCTCTTACCTTACCGACTTGTGTAGCGCATTTATTGTTTACCTTCTCGTTTAGGTTTATCCCTCTTTGTGCGTTATTAGAAACTGCCTTTGGATAGTCTGAGAAAGATTCTAATTCGGTACGCTTACCGCTTTTTACCCTTTTGTCTTTTTTGATGACTGCGTTAATCTGGGATAGTATAAGTTTAGCCTCTTCCTCTTCGATAGAAAGCATCTCTTGCTTTGCAAAATTCACCTTGTCTACAAAATACCCTTCAATGCTAAATCCTTTTACCTTGTTTGTTTTAACATAGTTCTCCCAGATGTCATCGTTGTTGACCTTCATAGAAACCATCCAAGTACCAACAGGCATATTTAGATCGTATACGTTTGATTTGTCTTTTACTTCGTCTTCTACAATCCAAGACTCAACAACGCTAAGACCTTGTAATTCGGCTTCGTGTTCTAGGGTAGATTTGTTTTGATTTCCGTTTTGAAAAAACAACTCACTAGCCTTGCGGATTGTGTCCTTTGAGAAATACACATAAAACTCCTCCTCACCGTTCTTCCTGTAAATAGGTTTATTAGGAACAAGGGCCGCACCCATTAAGATTCTCTTTTCTTGGTCTTGTGTAGCAAACTCAATCTTTTGGGTTTTAAGTGCTACAAAGTCCTCCTCTATTGCGGGATTCTCTACGATGCTTATTGCTTGGATGCCCATCAATTCTTGCATCTCGTCTAATACTAATTCAATTATATTCATTATCCAAATGTTGCTGTTCTTATTCTTCTACGTTGTAATTCTTGTGAGCTTGATACATCGCCTCCTACCACATAAGCTCTTAATGGCTTATCAAATTGAGAACCGATCGATTGCGCTAACTGATTTATTCCACTTCCACCTACTATATTAAATTGAGGAGGTAATGAAGGCGTTGATATCGTTTGCGTTGGTGTAGGTACAGATTGATCAGGAGTCGTTGGTACTCTAGTGCTTCGCATTGCATTAACATTTGCAATACCTGCCGCTGTTACTCCTGCGGCCGCTATAAAGTTAAAAGGAGGAGGAGAACCTGCTAATGCTGTTGTTGCTGCACCATATGTGTCAATAACTGCTCTGGCTATCATTATTGCTTTACCAAGTTTGTTCTCTCTACCTAATGCGTAAGCTACGTTTGCCATAGCATCCTTTAAGACATCAGCGTTTGCAATTGTAAAGTTGACATAATCACCTACGGTAGCGGATTGCTTTTCTACTGTGTCGGTTGTTGTATCTATTGCAATTGTAGATTGTCTTTGTACCATTCCAGAAAGTTCGCTTTGAGAGTCTGCAATTTTTTGCATAGACTCACCAACCTTCGTTTCCATCTCTTTAAGGTTCTCACGCCTTATGTCTGAAAGTTCTTTTTCTTTGGCAATCTCTTCATTTTTTAATGAGATTAACTTTGCCTGAAATTCTGTTCTCTTAGCAAAGTTGGCTGTCTCTAAATCAAAAACCCTAGCACGAGCTTCTTCGACTGTCTGTAAAAATTCTTCATCAGATTCTGCAAGGTTACCCTGTGCCTCTAATACCCTTAATCTCTCTTGTGCAGTTTCTAATTCCTTGTCTGTTACTTTTTGCTCAATTTGACCGACCTTGATAATAGCGTCTCGCCTCTCTTCAATAGACCTGTTTATATCTTCAGCAATTAATTTTGCTTCTGCGGCTTCTTTATTAGCTCTTGCTCTTTCTGATATTAATTCTCTTTCTGCTACAACGACACCATTCATTGCTCGCTCTAGTTCTGTTGCTAACCGTACATCATTTTTAATCTCTTCACCTATTCCTGTGAATCCATCTTTTACGGTCTTAATAGCACCTTTAAAATCGCCTGTAAACAATTTAAACAAACCCTCTCCCAAAGACGTAACAACATCCGCTAACGAATCCATACCCGCTTGTAGGCCTGCAACAATTACACGCAACTTTTGTGCGCCTCTCTCTGTCCTTGTGAAATATGATACTAATGAGGTTACAGCAATTAATAAAGCTCCAATCCCTGTTGCTATGATAGCACCCTTGAGTGTTTTAAAGCCTCCTACAACCGATTTAAGACCACTTCGTAAACTTCTGAATGCTGACACAGCACCTCCTGATTTAGCGTCTATTGCATCAAAGCCTGAACTGATCGATTCGTTAACGTCACTTGATGCTTCTTGTGTTTGTTCTGCGGCATCGGTTACGTTGTCATACGCATTGACTGCGCTCTTGCTATCTCCTTCAATTATAATTTTCTCAACTACGGGCATTATCTACGTTTTAAAAACTCTGACCAATTATTAGGGATTCTGTATTTGCCTTTTGCTATTTCAATATTCTCACTTTCCCCTCTCCATTCATCGGCTTGAAGTAATTCTATTAAGTAACTTAAATAACTCTTTTTCATACATCATTTAATAATTCCAATCGCACCTTGCCTGTCGTGATATTTATATCAGCATTATTGACAATCCACTTTTGGTTGTTCCACAAGATTTTATTTTTAAGGTCTAGGTCGATTATCTTACCAATAGGCAAAACAGCATCAACTTGCACAACCCTTCGATTCTGGTTGTATAGGTCTGTTATGTAATCTGACCAATAAGTATTGTAAAGGCTGTTTGGTACAGTTGCTAAAAAGAAAGGATTAATATCACCACCCCAACAAAGAGAAAAAGCCGCTCCCACTCCTGTTGAAGTAGACGATACATTTGCGTACCATATCTCGTCGATTGGCCCTTGTTGTGTATTTGTTTCGTCATAGAATCCTAAAGGGTTTGCGCTTATATCAAGATTGAACTCTCCGTAAATTAAAACAGGTGCGCCCAAATAAGGGTTTAGGTTTCCATCTGAGTCGGCTTCTCTTGTTATGCTTTTATAGGCTAATATGTTTGTTGCCGCACTTCCTGTTACGTCTGTTAACTTCTCAAACAAAGGACATTCAAAAGGTAATTGTACTTCAAACTCTTCCCCATCAAACGGAAAGTCGCTGTCTAAATTTCCAAATGCTGACGGGTTTGTTCTTGCATATTCTTGACCTAGTATTTGATCTGTGTCTTGGTATTTGTACGCTATCCTATTGTATAAGCTCGGTCTATTGATAGACACTTCGGTAACGTCTATAAACTCTTGAAAGTCTTTGTCTGATCCTGTCGCATACCAATCGTCAAGCGTTTGTAGATTAAATTGGGTTGAACTGTTAGGCGTTATGACTAGATTATGTGCTCGTATAATCCCCTGAATAAAGTCATAAACTTTCATCTCTGGTAACAACTCGCTAACTCTTACCGTAACAGTAACTGTTGCTGTTCCTGTCATTGAAGCTGTTCCTAGATTTATAGTAGTAGACGGGGGAATATCAAAAACCAACTGCATTGTTGTTACTTGATATGTTAACGCTGTACTATTGTCTTGATTCTTTACTCTTAAACTAATTCTGTCACCATCTTGAATATTTGATAATCCAAAAGAATAAGAACCCGTTGAAGATATGACTTGACTCGTGCTATAAGCTCCGTTTACATAGACAGCAAAATTTCCTGTTTGGCTTAATGTTCCTAATGTGAAACTTAACGTAAAATCTCCTGACGATGAACCAAAGTCTGAAGGGATGTCAAAAGTGTCATTTGTAAGATCAAAATATGTTCCTGTACTTGAATTAAAATTAATTTTATCATAGGTCATTGCGTTAGGTTGATCCTCGTACATATAACCTTCTCTTCTATGCGCCCAAAGGAATAATTTATTGAATTGGGTGTCGCTCATAAAATTACCTGTAAAGTCAATCCCGTATTTAGATTCTATTGCTTCAAACAACTTAACGACTTTTACCGCAGGTTTTAAGTGAGCATAAGAAACACCGTGATTGTGCGTGCTGTGATACGCTATGTTTGCAGTAGAATGACCAGAAGCGGATGAATCGTAAAACCAATTATTTTTAGGACTCATCAAAGGGTAAAAGATATCACCACCTCCCAAAGCGTCTTGATTAAATCCTGATAATATCGTTGCGCCATCGTAATCGTGATCGTATGCGCTAAGGTCTAAGTCATACAAATAATCATCGCCAAACAAATCCTTTAAATTAACAAGCTGACCATAAAACGTCATTGTGTATGCACTCGGTTCGTTGTTCTTGTTTGATACACTTTCAAGCTCAATCACTCCCTCTCTAAATGTTAAAGAGTTTATTTCTATTCTTGCCGATTGTCTTACCCTACCATCAACACCTCCTGTAACGTCAAAACGATAGTAATGTGAAAAGATTTTGTTGTTTGTAGTGGAGGCGGGAACGGTAAACGACTGCGTGAAATCTGTGAAGATTGTTGCTAAGTCCTTTATGTTTTGAACTGATACATTTATGCTTATCTGTTCGTCTTGGAAAAGGTCTAAGCGTTCGTTGTTTATATAAACGTCAACTTGATTCATTTTATGTCGTTTCTCTGATCGTGTCCTAAATTGAAACTCATTGTGTAATTGATAGTCTTGTCGTTGACTCCCTTTTGGTACTCAACCGATCCTCTCACAGGACTTAGATTTCGATATGTTCCGTTTTCTAATATCCTGACATCTTCACTCATAAGAATCTCCTCAATGATGTCTTTGTAAGCCTCCTCAACCCATCCTGTGTTTAGGGTTATGCTGTTTCTTGAATTGATATTGTAATCTTGGTATTTGGCTGTTGTAAAAGATGGCTCGGTAAATCCATCAGCGTAAATACTTCGGTTGTATTGCTCGTTTGTAAAATTGCCTTGCTCTGTGCTTTTCTTAAAGAAGGTTACATAATCACTTACCCCGTATCTGTTAACATACTGAATAATCTCAGGAGTAAATTTAGGCTCACAGATAACTTCGTAATTGTGGGTGATTTTGTCGTGGCCTCCTAGATCGTCAATCTCGTTCATAAGACATCCCCAAGCCTCAACCGTTCCACCATCTGTTTCGACTCTTCCTTTGTAGTCAGCTCCCTCGCTATTTGTTATGAGGTTTATTTTGTAAGTGCTTGTTGGTGTTACTCCTACATAATCGCCTACGCTCAACACACCACTAGGAATGTATATCACCTTATTCTGGCTTTCGTTAGAGTTGTTTGCGAATCCTAATTCATCCTCAAGGACATACCAATATTCCGTACCATCTATTTCGTAGGATAAAGCGTTAAGACCATTGCCTGCTAAATACAAAGCGGCTAACGCTTCTCTATTTGCTGAATATACTTGATGCGTTCTGTCAATCGTTAATCGAGCATCTGTTGTTTGTCTGTTTTGAGCTTCTAATCTTTTTGTCCATCCATCCGTTACTAAAAACGCACCTGACGTTCCTGTTGCCCAGTTTCCAATAGTAGGGCTACCTGCATCATCGTAGTTCCAACCTCCCGTAAGATTAACCCATAACACCTCACCCACTTCAGAAGCACTCGGAGACGTTATATTAAATTTACCCATACCGTGTACAAATTCCTCTCTGATTAGATTGCTTAATTCAAAGTTTATTATCTCGTTTACTGATACGGATTTTGAGAGATTGTACTTGGCTGTTGTTGTTGCTGTTTTTGCTCCTGTGTATATTTGCACAGCGCAGTCCATCGAGTTTAAAGCGTCGTTTGCTAATGCGTTATTTTTACCCGTTAAAAAAATCGGGCTTCGCGACATTCTTACGCTTACGGGAATTGCTGATGTTGGTGTACTCATTTTTCAGTAAATTTTTTAAACTCTTCTTGGGTTAGTTGAAATGCCTTTGTTATCTCGATTGGGAGTTTGTTAAATGCTAGGTTGAAAGGTCTTGTAAAAAAGTTAGTTGTTGGTAATCCTGTTTGATAGATAGAACGAGCAATCAAAAAGGCTGTGCTGTCATAGCTCATAAACTTACCCGTCTTTCTATCTTGAAATTGAAACCTTTTTCTCCTTACCCATTCTGGTATTGAATCTCTCAAGCCTCCCCTTCTTCCTGATCCTGTTCCAAAACGATAAGGACTGTCAGGTGCTTTAGCTGATGAGTTTTTACCCTTTACTCCTTTGTCTAAGTATTCGCCATAATCTTCCATCTCAAAAGCAAAGGAAAAGGATGTGCCTTTTTTAGATACATCAACCTTATAATCTAAAGAGTTGTACAATTTGCTTGATACGTTCCTTTTCTTTTTTGTTAGGTTGCTTCTCGCTTGCTTGATAACAGATTTACCAAACTTATCTAATGCCATCTCTATGTTGTCTTGACGACTCATTAGCAAACAGAGATTTCGGTGTTAGGTAATAGCACATCAAACGTCGCTGTCCATCCTGTAAGCAAGTTTTCAAACCTCTCGTTAAAAGGTGTACAAACAGGGTTACCATCAAGCTGATAAAGGTCGGTGTATAGTTGTCCTTTTCTGAGCTTCATTACAAGGTCATTAATAACTTGCAATTGAGTGTTTAGAATATCTTGCTCGTTGTTGTTATTGTAAAAGGGTTCTGTCTGGTCTCTTAAATCCTCTTTAAGCTCGTCAATTACATCCATACACATAACCGATAGACTAACCCTTACAACCTGACCTTCTATCGTTGCTTGGTTTACCATTATATGAGATAAGGGAAAGATCGTTTGCTTGTTTAGGTCTACGTCAAAGATGTCGCCAAAGGTTACGACGTTCACTTGGCTGTTAGCTTCAAGTGTGTCCTTTATGGTTTTTGTTATGTTATAAAACTGTCTCATTTAATGTTTGTTTTGATAAGGTTTTTTTCGACTTGGTTTTTTTGCTTTTCATAATCAAGGAAAGTGAGGCACTTGTGAAGGGATAATCCTGCAACCTCGTCAAATCTTCTAACATCGCCTTTAGCAAGGGTATAGATGGTGTTATACCATCCCCAAGTATTTGAGAATTGAGATTCTTGCGAGTAGTCTTGTTCGTCTCTTTCTCCAAAGAGTTCAGGGTAGCCATCAACAACTCTTTTCCTAAAGTCCAAAAAAAAACCACAGCACCCATTACAACATCCATTGGAGCATCCTTCATTAGGTCGCAATACTTATCAGAAGATTCATAAGGCTCAACTACATAATGCTTTCCTACCTTACCCGTTACAGGTCGATATAGTATTGCCATTGTTTTATGGAGGTTTTGTATGTCGGTTAGATATGTATCCAGATCAACAAACTCACCATACGAAATATCATCAAGTGAAGGAATGAATCCAAATTCTTTGTCTCCTAGATTAAATCTTTGTTTCAGCTTAGGCTTACCATTCATCATTGTAGATATGCGCTTAAACACCTTAGAAACGTCTTTAAATCGAATGCTTGGTAATCTCTCCATTGGGACATTACAAAATATCTCCAACATTTTCTTTGTAAGAAACTCTTCGTCACCTTCTATCTTCGCAAACCTTTGATATTGCGCTAGGGTGATTTCATCCAATGATGTTGGTACAATTACTTTCAATTCCATCTCTTAAATAACTTTTTGTTTTTATCTTATTGCATACCTTCCGTAATTAGGTCGGCTCATCCTGTTAAAGGTAGCGTATCGAATAGCATCTATTGCGTGATTCCATTTATCAACGGGCCTGTTGAGTAGGTTTCCGTTCTTATCCTCTTGCCAAGAATAGTTTTGCATTTCTTTGATTAGGTTCGTACTGCTTTTTGTTACAAAGATTCTATGACGTTTTAATATGTCGATTCCTGCCATTATGCTGTCTTGTCCTTTGGCTGTTGGTTTTATATTCCATCCAAACCTGTGAAGCTCCTCTATGCTTTTAGGCTCTGCGGAATCTGCCCATATCTCATCGTATCTGGTCAATCCTAATTCCTTTAGTTTTTGGCTTATGTCAGAATTGGTTAGCCTTGTGTGATATAGCATTTCTTCAATGTATAAATCCCCTTCGTGTTTGTAAACTTTTACAAGTGCTGTCGGATCGTTTGTAAATCCAAAGTCCAACCCTAACGAGACAACCTCACCTTTAGGTTCATCAACTATATTGAATTGAAAGATCGTTGCTCTGCTTGCTCCCCTTTCTCCTAGTCCGTATATCCTCCAATAATCCTCATCAGTACCTCTTAACCTTTCTATCTCTGACCTTATGCCCTGATCAAGGAAAGGGTTGTCTTTGTATGTTGTTTGAAAGAAGTCGCAATCCTCTCTGGGTATTACCTTATCATAAATCCAATGGAAAGAGTCTGACGGGTTGTAGTCTAATATTATCCTTCCATCTGTCCTGAAGATTAACTGTTGCCAATCCTCAAAGAATAATTCGTTAGCCTCGTTTATATATAGTAAATTTCTTTTACGACCTCTGATCTTTTGTGGTTGGTCTAATGAGATGAACTCAACTACGTTTCCGTTTAGGTTGTATTCGTGATTAGATCGGTTGTGAAGCTCTTCAAAGTATGCTCCATTGTTTCTTAGTATCTCAAAGAAATCTCTCATTACAGAAGCTCTAAGAGATGGGAATGACTTTCTACATATGGTTATTACTTTTCCTTTATTGCGTGTTGAATAGTTCAGGATAATCCACAACAGGATGTTATACGTTTTACCTGATCTCGTTCCTCCCTGCTCAACAACAATCTTCTTGTTAGAATTGAGGAGGTGTTTGTAGACTTTATTCGTCTGAATCTTCACCGCCTAGTATTTCAACCTCAAAGAGATTATCACCCATTTGATGAACTTCCTGTCTCTCAACATAACCTCTTTGTTTGCCTTTGGTCTTTAGGTAGAATATTGTTGCGGCTGTTGATCCCTCTCCTATCTGTTTATGGAGTTGGCTTTCTGCAAAGTCTAAGGCTATGTTTTTTATCTCGTCAACTTCCTTTGCAAATTGCTTGTCGTTTTTTAACCAATTATAAAATTGTGTTCTGCCTATGCCGACATTCTTACAAGCTGTCGTTACAACACCCAGAGATTTCTCCAACGCCTCTATTATTGCTTTTTTATGTTGTTCGGTTTTGTTCATTTGTTAATTCGGTTAATTATATACTTAAATAACTCTTGAGCCTCTTTTTCTGTATTGTTATCTAATACGGTGACTTGGTTCTTGCTTAATATATTATTTATTTTCGTCTGTTTGGCTTTTAAGAATCTAGGTGTTTGGTTATCCCCTCTAAGATTATGCCTTTTTTCTATTGTTTCTTGGTTTGCCTTTATTACAATTATTTCGCATTCTTGTTTATTGAATAGACTTTGATTAAAAAGCCTGTCGCCTTCAAATACAAATTTAGCGTTAGGCAACTTATCTATCATCTTTATAAAATGAGGCTGAACAGCCATACTCAATTTATCTGTACCACAAAAAACAGAGTTGTCATAAATACCTAAAAAGTATATGTTCAGAGCTTCGGAATAAACACCCCTAAGTAAACCATACTTAAAACTCTTTAATGGCTCATACTCCCTTAATACTTTTTTCATTAAAGTTGATTTGCCACTTGCGGGAATACCTCCTATTGCTATAACCATTTTTCTAGTTTTTTTATAAGATAAGGGTAAATAACTAACCCGTCTTTCCAACCTCCATTAATTATTATGTTGTTCTTATTTATTCTAATAAACATTCCCTCTCTTGGATTTTTAACATTAATAGGTCGAGAACCAAATACAATCTTTTTATATTTTGTCATCCCATAATCTTTTAGCCTTTGTAGACTTTTAGCAATATAAGAGTCTCTTTTACTCATATAATTTTTATGCCTTATTGCCGTGCTGTCTCCATACCATATAAGGCCATCGTGCCAATTCATTATTTTCTCGTGCGTGTATGGTCTGTAAGTATTTATTCTATCTGGAGTATGAAAATTATTAAAGAAAAATCCGTGACCTGTTAATGCATCTAAGTTAGGAAGTTTAAAAAGGGCCTTTGCTAAGAATCCTGCACAAACAATATTTATTCCTTTGTAGTATTTTGTTTTTGTTTTGCATCCCTCTTCATCACAATCAATAACCTTTTCATTAATATATTCCTTCACAAGAACTTCAGGTATAGGTAAATGATATAATTCTTTTTTTATGAATTTGCCCTCAAAAGTTCTTTTCTCTACTAAATAATTATTATGAATAAAATCAAGCGAATCTTTTATGTAGCTTACATCTTTTAACCAAGTATCACTAAATAGATTTTCACTTATAATTGATGCGGCAAAAGATAGTTTTGCATCAAATATCCTGTAAGGTATTCCTTTGTTATCAAAGTCTTTTGCGACCATACTTCCGCAAAGTCCCGCTCCAATTATATTATACATTCTTTCGCTCTTTTTTTTAAGTGAAGTATGTCTTGGCCCGATTGATATTTATTATGCATATGAGAATGATATTTGCACAAAAGCGTTTCTAATTCATTTAATCTTAACCCCTTGCCCCCGTTGTGAGGCGTATCGCAGTTTTTAAGGTCTTTTAAGATACTGTAAGCGTTTTCTAAAAGCCTTTTGTATGTCTTTGTGTCGTTTAGTATTTTAAGGTCTTCTGGAAGGTTATTTACAAGTAATAATCCTTTTAATGGGAAAGTGTAAGCCTTTCTGAAATCTATTGAATCAAAGTCAACCTTAATTCCATAACAACAGTCGATCAAATCCATAAATTTCCAAGCTGACCACGATCCAAATCCATTAATTGTTTTTATTTTATTAAAAATTTTATTACCGTTCATTGAAAAAAATCTCTCAACATCTACATCCATAAAAGCCTTTTGAATATTGTTCAAGTATTCTCTTGCTTTATTCTTACTCTTTCGCCTTTCGTTGCCATATTTAACATCTTCTATTTTCTTTTGTTTTGTTATTACTTCTAACTCCGAATAACTGTCATAGATAACGAGCTTGTGTAATATCCAATTAAATACTTGTTTTTTATTAAATCCTAATTCCTTGCTCTTCTCTCTTATAAGTATATAATCTGGATCAATGTCCCCCGTAATTAAAAGGGATTTAGAAAAGTCATAAAAAGTTTGCTTATCCATTTAGCTTGTCTCCTTCTTTTCTGTGTTTTGCTCGGTCTGTTTCTTGCTCAGAAGTTCCACAATGAATCATATTCTTTCTATAATACATTACAAGGCTAATTCTTTTTGCATCTTCATCTAAAATTTTAATAGGTGTATTGCCGTGCCATTGATGAACGTCTACTAATAATAAATCAGAGTTTTGTAAATCAAAAGCAACTCCCCATTTTGGAACTACAAAATAACCTCCAACATAACGACCTTTGCGTAACGCAACTAAATTACCAAACCCTTTTTCAAAATCTCCTGCGTCGGTGTGAACGGCCGTCTGCCAATTCTTATTAACAGTAACAGTTGTAAACGCTGTGTCATTTATAACAAAGTCTTGTGCAGTTTTATCTGCTTCATCTCTTTGTAATTTATATTGCTCTGGCATTAATTGAGCATACGCTCTGTCAACAAACTTTATTATTGGATAGGCTTTTTTGAACTTGTTAAATTGTTTTTCATTAAAAGCTGTTTGTCTACAATAAGGCGTTCTTGGATTCCTGTCAAAGTATCCTATAATACCACTTGCAACAGCATCAACCAAAGCTGTGTTTGACTTTGTACCGTCTTTCTTTATTCTTTGTTCTGAGAAAGTCCCTTTATCATTCATTGATCCTCCGCTAATACCCCTGTTTGATGAAGATATTGCAACTGACTTCAGTGCGTTGTATGCGTTTGAAGCAATGTTAGAAGGAATTACTTTTTTACGAAATTTGGCTACACATTGTCCTGTTTCTTCACAATATACATCTGCGTTATATGTTACAAGTGTGTTATAATCCTTTTCGCTAAGTAATGTGCCTTTGAGCTTGTCAACCTGATTATCCGACAAGTTCGGCTTTAATTTTATTATTTCAACTGATTCTTTCATACGCATCCTTCATAACCTTAAAAACAGTATCAGTTAGATTATCTGTTTTTAAATGTTTCCTCAAGTCCAATTCCCATTTTTTAAATTCGGGTTCAGTACTTGTTGTTAAATAAAGTTGAACCATTTTAACGTGAGAGTTTTCTAATTGATCTTCAGGGAAGTTATAATCACCTGTATCCTCAATTTGTGTATTAAAATCATCTGCGTCTTCCCATTTAGGTATATTCATACCCCAACTTTTTAACGAATCGGTGTCCCATTCATTCGCTAACAAATCCCAATCCCATTCTCCAAAGCCTACGTTGTCTTTGATTATGAATTGTTGTTTTTGGGTGTCTGACCAACCCTTTGCGATGTCAATATAAACTTCTTTAAGTCCTGCCTCTCTGCAAGCCTTTAATCTCATATTGCCTCCTAGTACCGTCATATCTTCATCGACAACAATAGGGCGTTTCTCTAACATCTCAGGAAATTCCTTAATGCTTTTAACTAATTGATTGAATTTATAATCCTTTATGACTCTAGGATTATTTTCGTTTGAAAAGATTTTATTTATTTTAACTTTCATATATTAAGTAATTTACAATTGTGTATTTCTTGCAACCATTCTTTCAGGTCTTTCTTATCACCATAAATATAGTGACAATTTCTACACAATGCCATAAGGTTCTCAATAGTGTCTTTTTTCTTAGTTCCACCCATCCCTCGAGCTTCTATGTGGTGAATGTCTATTGCTTTACCTCCACATACCTCACAGGGGATAAAGTCTGTTTCATCGTATCCCATCTCTTTTAAGTAGAGCTTGGTGTGTTTCTTCATTTATTGGATTGTCGCTCTATCCACTTACGATACATAAAAGCGGCCGTTGCTAGTCTCTGAGGTTTGTATTTGTATTTGCCTCTTAGTTGAGCCATTGCGATCCTGATAAAGTCCTCTCTCATTGTAATACGCCTTTAATTGTGTATGAATCTAAGTCGTTATGATTGATAAAAAACTGCTTGTAATTCTCTAGGGCCTCTTTGAGCTTTTTGTATCCCTTGTTTACAAACGAATCGGTCATACTGAATATGCCTATGTCCAGAGAATTTTTATCCAAAGCAATAAACTTAAAGTTGCTGATTGGTACATTAAAGAGTTTCGTGTAAATAAATGCTTGAACGTCATAACCATATTTCTCGGCTGAGTATTGGAAGGCTCGGATGTCTTGAGTCGTTTTAAGGTCTGCAATAAACGAATGCTTAGCGTCATAGATATCCGCCTTGCCTCTGAAAGCATAACCCTCCAACATCTCTATTGCAGGTACTTCAAATTCACAACCTCCTATCAAAGATAAAACGTGTTCGTTGCGTAAGGTAGCGTCAACGACTCTCATATTGTCATCGTGTTCTTTGGCTGTTAAGACGATCTTATTTGATTTTGCCTTTGCTTCCTTGTACGCCTTCGCGTTACGACTCTGAACATCTACAATGTGAAACCTTTCGTCAAACATATGAGGCTCTAATATCATTGTATGAATAAAGTTGCCTACCTGTAAAGCTGTTGAATCGTTGTTCTGTCCGTATTGGGTTACGAACTTATAATGCTTAGGACTTTTGTTTAGTAGCTTAATGTTAGAAGAACTCATTGCTCTACTTCCCAGATGACCATAATAGAAATCATCATCAACCATTTTTTTTAGGATGGCTTTTTTCTCCCAAGTGTCGCCATTTAGTAATGTTATCATTTTATCTTATCAATGGTTTGTATCAATTCGTCTTCAAGATAATCTTGCCACCTACTATTTTCTTTGTGAACCAAATAAATAAGGTGTGATAAATCTGAATAAAGGTTTGTTATATCGAAAACAATTAATTTGTCGTCACTTCCATATTGAATATGCAACTCGTTGTTTTCTGTCCACATTGTATGGGTGTCATAAACATAAGTATGTTTTTTCGCTTGGATTAACTTCTGTTGCAAATCTGCTATCTTTTCTTTCTGTGTCATACTTCCTCCTGAATTAAATTTACAACATCTTCCCCGATTATATAAACGATCATATTTACAAGCGTTTCAGCGTTGTCGTAAGTCCTCGCTTCACCAAAGTTAAAGTTTTCGTAATCCTGTACAAAAGCGATTCCTTCAAAGGCGTCTACGTTGTGTTTCTTTAACCATTCAGAGGCCTTGTGGTAACCTATAATGTAGTAATCTTCGTTGAATATGAGGTCGTGAAGGTCTTCCCTTTCAAAGTCAAAGTCGTTTCTCGCGTCTTCAACGTGTTGCGTTAACTCTTCTTTTATTGAATTTATTGATTCTTGTTTCACTGTTATTGTGTTTTAAAATTAATAAAAAAGGGAGGTGTTACCCTCCCTCTATTTTTTTTAGATTGTTGTTAAGTCTAT